CTGACAAGATTAACGCTGAGTTGAACCCAACGACTACCGCTGGGGTTCCTTGGTAATCTAAACGCTAATAGTGGAAGGACACGAAGATGGCGATTAAAGTTAATGGTACTACGGTTATTAATGACAGTAGGGCGCTGAGTAACATTGCTTCCGTTGATGCGACTACAGTAGCTACGCTCAATGCAGGTGGTGTAGGTGGAGGCGGTTTTGAGCCGACAACGGTATCTGGTACAAGTCATGCACTAAATCTTGGAAGTTTTAACTATTTTGAAAGTGGTACTTTAACAGGGGCCACAACCATTTCGTTTTCCAATGTTCCAACTGAAGCGCGGTGGCAATACTCATATATTCCCGGTGCTCTTCCCACTGGATGGAATTTAAGTGTAGGTCTCAAAAAAGTAGTCAATGCCAATGTCCTGCAAAGTTCTAACGCTGGGAATGATGTGTTTTTTAAGCCAGATGGCACGAGAATGTATGTCTGCCAAACCTCAACAATGGAAGAGTACAACCTCTCAACAGCTTGGGATATTACGACAGCTACTTACTCAAGGGCGAAGACGACTACTCAGAATGGGAATAATAGTCAGGCCTGTTTCTTCCACCCCAGTGGGACTTATTTTTGGCAAGCTGACCCATGGAACGGGTATATAGGCCGCTGGACTATGAGTACCGCGTGGAATGTCAGTACCGCTTACATGTCTCAAGCTGACCAGCCTCAATATTCTTTTGGATATGGTGGTCTATTTTTTAAGCCAGATGGCACAAGAATGTATGTAGCTGGCGACAACGGTAAGGTGGACCAGTACAACCTTTCAACGCCGTGGGACACAACATGGTCAAATGGCCTAAGCACTAGAACTGACACGTTTCAGCCGGGTGGATCAGGCACTGTTGTGGGTCTCCACTTCAAGTCAGACGGCACAAGAATGTATGTTGCTAGACAAATAGCAAACTCAGTTGGTTTTGTGCAAGAGTATAGCCTTTCTACTGCTTGGGTATTAAGCACGGCAACCGCCCAGGCCACTTACACGTTCACCGCAGCTGACAACGTAAATGAGAACCAAGGCCTATACATAAGGGAAGAGTCAGGAAATTCAGGGATTAATGTTTATTTCTCAAACGTCCAAGGCACTAATGCTGGAAACATGAACCACTATAATATGGCGTTGGCGAATGCAGTAACGCTCCCATCTTCCGTAGACGGAATACTGCCAACCGACAATCCAACAACTGCTAGGCGAACAATAGATTTCGTAACACTCAACGGCGGCACGGATGTCAGAATACTTGGAGTAGAGGATATAAATCAATGATAGACGCAGTAAAAGGACCACCAAACGGTACGCCGGGAGGTCTCACCGCAGAAGCTGTTAGGCGCGACAGAGATGCTTACCTCGCTGAAACAGACGTATGGGCGCTATCTGACCGCACGATGACAGCAGAGCAGACAGCATACCGCCAAGCCCTGCGTGATGTCACAGGTCAATCTGGGTTCCCAACCGACATCACATGGCCCACTAAGCCTGAGTAACTAATGGCAACCCTAGAACAAATTAAACAGGCGGCAGAAACTGACTTGGTAACCTTCATCAAGTTGGTTGCCCCTGAGCAAGTTCTAGGACAATGCCATGAGGATGTCTGTAACTGGTGGACACGGGAAGATCATAAGTCTCATCAGCTTCTTCTGTTTCCACGGGACCACGGCAAGTCAAGACTAATAGCATTTCGTGTTGCTTGGGAGTTGACAAAGAATCCGACATTGCGTATACTATATATATCTGCTACCGCTAACCTAGCAGAAAAACAACTAGGGTTTATCAAAGGTATCCTTACCTCAGAGATATACCGTAGGTACTGGCCTGAACACGTTCATGCAGACGAAGGAAAACGAACTAGGTGGACTAACTCAGAGATTATGTTAGACCACCCCTTGAGGAGGAAAGAAAATGTTAGAGACCCTTCGGTCTTCACTGGTGGTCTTACTACGTCACTTACAGGACTTCATTGCGACATTGCTGTCTTGGACGATGTCGTTGTGTACGAAAATGCTTACACAGGCGAAGGACGTAATAAAGTTAAAAGTCAATACTCTCTTCTCTCGTCTATTGAAGGGGCTGAAGCAAAAGAATGGGTCGTAGGTACTCGCTACCACCCAGCTGATCTTTACAACGATTTGCTTCAAATGGTAGAAGACCAGTACGACGACAAGGGTGAAAAGATAGGTGAAGACAACATCTATGAAGTTTTTGAAAAACCTGTAGAAGATTGCGGAGACGGTACAGGCGAGTTTCTTTGGCCCCGTAGCCAACGCAAGGACGGTAAGTGGTTTGGATTTGATCTAAAAATTCTAGCTAAAAAACGTGGGCAGTATCTCGACAAAGGCCAGTTCAGAGCGCAGTACTATAACGACCCCTCTGATCCAGACAACGTGCCTGTCAGCCCAGACAAGTTCCAGTACTATGACCGTAAACATATCAAAGAGGATAACGGCTACCTTTACTACAGGGACAATCGCCTCAACGTATTTGCAGCTGTAGACTTTGCTTTCAGCTTAAGTAAACGGGCAGACTATACTGCAATTGTTGTCGTAGGAATTGACTCCGATAATAACGTATACGTCTTAGACATCGACAGGTTTAAAACGGATAGGATTTCTGAATACTTCGAACACATCCTTCAACTATCTACTAAGTGGTCTTTCAGAAAACTACGAGCAGAAACAACTGTTGCTCAGATGGCAATCGTCAGACAGTTAAAAGAATTAATCAAACAGCATGGTCTGTCAATTAGCATTGATGAGTTCAGACCCAACAAAAGCCAAGGTAACAAGCAAGAGCGTATATCCTCTATCTTAGAACCTAGGTACGACAACATGAGTATCTGGCATTACCGTGGTGGTAACTCTCAAATACTAGAAGAAGAACTATCGTCACGTAACCCTGCACACGACGACGTGATAGATGCCCTCGCCTCAGTGGTAGACATGGCTGTAAAACCTGCACGATCAGTACGTCGGCATAAAAGTAATGTAGTGCAATTTAACTCAAGATTTGGTGGAGTTTCCTTCTAATGGCTGGAACAACTATTGACATAGATCAGCTGATTGAGCCTCATGCTCTTGCATCAGATATTTCTGATCGGTGGACAAACTGGAATAACGCTCGTCAGACTAAGATTGAAGAGTGGAAAGAAGTCCGTAATTATATTTACGCAACAGATACTCGAACAACATCTAATAATAAACTGCCTTGGACGAACAGCACGACAACTCCTAAGTTAACTCAGATAGCAGACAACCTCCACGCTAACTATTTCTCTGCGTTATTTCCTCAACAAAAATGGTTTAAGTTTGAGGCGCATGACGATGACGGTAATGTAAAACGTAAGCGTGATGTTATTCAAGCTTACATGGACAACAAAGTACGTCAGTCAGACTTTGAAAACACTGTGAGTAAATTAATCAATGACTATATTCAGTACGGAAACTGTTTTGCAACCGTTGACTTCTCCCGTGATTATACTGAGTACGAAAACGGAGAACGTATTGTCAACTATATTGGACCTAAGCTTGTCCGTATCAGCCCCTTTGACATCTGTTTCAATCCTCTCGCCCCAAGTTTCGGAGATAGCCCTAAAGTTATCCGTTCAATTCTAACCCTAGGGGAAGTTGCCCGTAAGGTAGAAGAGACAGTAGATAACAACTACATGAAAGAAATTCTCGACAAGATGCTTGCCAATCGGTCAGCCATGTCAGGTCAAGATGTAGATACTAACAAATCTCAAGCCTACACAGCTGATGGTTTCTCCACTCTTCAAGAGTACTACGAGTCTAACTATGTAGAACTTCTTACATTCTACGGAGACATCCATGACGCAGAATCTGGCAAGTTCCATAAGAACCGTGTCATCACAGTTGTTGATCGTTCCTACGTGTTGCTTAACGAACAGAACCCCAGTTGGCTAGGTAAAGCATCTATCTTCCACGCAGGGTGGCGTGAACGTCCAGACAACCTGTATGCCATGGGTCCACTAGATAATCTTGTCGGTATGCAGTACCGTATTGACCACCTAGAGAACCTCAAGGCAGATGTCTTTGACCAGATTGCTTACCCAATTATTAAGATCAGAGGTGACGTAGAAGACTTCGACTTCGAACCAGCTGCCCGTATATACATGGGTGAAGAGGGTGATGTAGCTTACTTGGCTCCAGACGCTACGGCACTTAACGCTGACTTCCAAATCCAGACTTTAGAAAATAAAATGGAGATGCTTGCAGGTGCGCCTCGTGAAGCTATGGGTATCCGTAGTGCAGGTGAGAAGACAGCCTTCGAAGTTCAGCAGTTGATGACAGCGGCTGGGCGTATCTTCCAACATAAGACTGCACACTTTGAGCGGGTCTTCCTAGAACCAATCCTTAACGCGATGCTTGAGGCAGCACGGCGAAACATGGACTATGCAGATACAATTCGTGTTCTTAACGATGACTCAGGTTTGTTTTTCTTTGAACAAATATCTAAGGAAGATATTATTGCTAACGGTAAGCTAGTCCCTATGGGTGCTCGTCACTATGCAGAACGTGCTAACCGTGTGCAGAACTTAACACAACTCTATCAACTAAAGCTGTCCGACCCTACAATGGCAGCGCACTTGTCAGGTAAAGAGTTTGCACGTCTTCTCGCTGACGAACTTGGTGAACCTAACTTGTTCTCAGAAAACATAAGCGTTACAGAACAAATGCAGACACAACGTATGGCTACTGAAGCCCAAGTTCAATTCGAGGAAGAACAACAAATCGCAATGGAACAAGGATTGTAAGATGCCCTATCAAAACGGAACAAAGACAGCCTACGGCAAAGGGGCTAAGAAAAAGGAACCTACGACTACTATGAAGAAACCAACCAAAAAGAAACCAATTAAAAAGAAATAGATGAAATCTCACTGGTTCAAACAATGTAAGACTAAAGAAGAAAAGACTAAGGTTAAACAGGCTATTCTTTCAAATCAAGAAAGCCTTATTCGTCTTGAACATATTCTTGAGTCATTACTAAAAGATACCCCTTCGACAGCTGACTATGATAGTCCGTCATGGGCGTATAAGGAAGCTGATCGTATCGGCTATAACAGAGCACTAAACCTAGTGCTTGATATAATCAACTTAGATAAGGATTAACAATGGTATTTTCTGACAGTGCTGCAACCGCACAGACTGAACAGGTAACAGAGCAAACGCAAGCTGAAACCCCACCACAGGAATCTTTTTTGCAGAAACTCGTTGAGGCAAAGGGAGAGAATTGGAGAGACCCTGAAACTTTAGCTAAAGGTAAACTTGAAGCAGACGGTTATATAAAGACCCTAGAGGATCAATTAAACCAAATGCGAGAGGACATCAAGAAGCAAGACTATCAGGCCCAAATTCTTGAACAATTGCAGAACAAGGCTACTGACTCTACCACAGTAGAAACTGCAACGCCTAATAATAATGGTAGCACAGAGACACAGAACACCACTGCAAGTCTTAGTGAGAACGATCTTGAAAGCCTTGTTGAGAAGACACTGGTTAAACGTGAGAAGGACTCTGTTGTAAAACAGAACCTTTCACAAGTAGATCAAGAGTTAGTTAATTCTTTCGGAACCGAAGCGGAAGCTAAGGTACGGGAGAAGGCCCAAGAGTTAGGTATGTCTATGGAACGCTTGCGTGACATTGCAGCTGAGTCTCCCACAGCTTTCTTTTCTCTTATCGGTCAACCCCAGAAAACCTTTAACCCTATGGTTCAAGGCTCTGTTCGTACCGAAGGTGTCAACATGCAAGCCTCGAATGTACGCAATTGGCAGTATTACCAAAGCTTACGTCGGGAAAACCCAAATCAATACTATACGCCCAAAGTCCAACAACAGCTTATGCAGGACAGAGTAAAAATGGGCGACAAGTTCGGAAACACTTAGAAAGGACTAGCAAATGGCTGGTATGATTTCCTCCAACACGGACATGCAACGCTTGATCCGTGCTGAGGTTTACTCCTCAGAACTTAAAGAAATCCTTCGTGACGAAATGATGGCACAGTCTGTCGTTCGTATGTTGGATGGATTCCCAGATGGTGACACATTCACTATCCCAACCATCGGTGAAACAACTGTAGCAGACTACACTGAAGATGCTGCTGTTTCATACGTTCCAATGGATACAGCTGAGTTCCAATTCAGCATTGACAAGTATCTGCAATCTGCTTCTTACATCACCAAGAAGGCCGCACAGGATTCGTTCTATGCAGCACAGCTTGAAGCACGTTTTGTTCCAGAACAAGCCCGTGCGATTATGGAGCATTTTGAATCAACCACTATGGCTGCACCAGAAGTCGGCGTGACTGCAAACTCCGCAGAAACACTTGACGGGGCAGCGCACCGTATCTCCGGTGGTAATGCTGGTAAGTTGGAACTTTCTGACTTCGCATATGCACGTTACGCATTGAAGAAGTCTAAAGTTGCTGACCGTGGTTTGGTTGCTATTGTGGACCCATCCGTAGAGTACCAACTCAACACATTGACTAACTTGACCAACGTGTCAAACAACCCAATGTTTGAAGGTATTGTACGTGACGGTATTGCAACAGGTATGCGTTTCGTAGCTAACGTCTATGGCTTCGATGTATACACATCCAACTATTTGAAGAAAACTGTTGCTGATGCTGCACTCTTGGAAAAAGATGGCACAACAGCTAACGACTTCTCTTCAAGTAACGGTGTTGCAAACTTGTTCTTCTCAGCTGACGCAGGTTCTAACCCATTCGTGGGTGCATGGCGTCAAATGCCTGAGGTAGACTACGAGTACAACAAAGACTACCAACGTCACGAGTATGTAACTACTTCTCGTTATGGTGTCAAGAAGTACCGTCCAGAAGGTATCGTTACAATCGTATCTGATCCTGACGTATAAAATGTAAAGGGTGGCCCTTCGGGGCCATCTTTTCTCTTGACAAAAGTTATTATGTACCTTATAATAGCTTTAACACTGGCAGAGGTTCCTAATGGCTAACGTAAATCATTCTACTCTAACTGATCCTTACTTACACGAACCTAAGGGTATCGCAAGTGCAGGGGCAGGTAACGTATATATTTCTAATGGTGCGGGTTCTGGAACATGGACTAAAGACCATGCTCATATTAATGGGTACATACCTTTTGACGCTACCACTCCTGCGTATACACACAGTGTGACAACAAGTTTTACAGCTTTTAATCCAACTTTTACTTCGAATAATGTCGATGGGTTTACTGCCGCGAGTTCACCTAATGCTCGTTTAATTTATTCGGACACTAATAATTTAACTGGTTTCTGTAATTTTACTATTAACTTTAAAAACGCTTCCGGTGCGTCGGCAGACCTTGAAATGGTTTTTTACAAAAACGGTATAGCTACACCATCTCATACTATTAATACAGCTGAGGCAGGTGCGTGGCGTACATCGGTTTTGACAGATGTTCTGTCATTAGCACAGAACGACTACATAGAAATTTTTGTAAAAGGTAGTTCTTCTTTTTCTCTTGAAATAGCATCTGCTTCGTTAACTATACGAGGAGTACCAGTTTAATGAAAACTACTCTTCTTCAGATAGTGCAGTCTATTCTTTCTGATATGGACTCAGAGGATGTCAACAGTCTTTCAGATACAATTGAAGCACAGCAAGTAGCTTCTGTTGTTGAGGATACCTATTACAATATTGTATCCGCAAGGTACATCCCTGAGCACAACGCTCTTCTCAGAATTACTTCTTTAAATGACTCGTCTAAACCAACTCACTTTAGGTACCCTACTAATGTTAAAAGCCTAGAGAGACTCGAATACAACATAGGCACGGCTGCTAACAGCAACTATAAAGAAATATTCTTTCTTGAGCCAGCTGAATTTCTTGACCGTATGAATGAGAATGGTCTTAAAGTTTACTCCGTAGTTAACGGGGTGGACTTGTTTGTTTCTACTGATAGACCTCCAACTTACTACACTTCCTTCGATGACAACAACATTATCATGGACGCATACGATAGTTCCGTAGAGGCTACCTTAGGTGAGTATAAGGTAAGAGCCTATGGACAAAGTATGCCATCTTTCAGTCAGACAGATTCCTTTGAACCTGATCTGGATAATACACTTATGCCGTTACTCCTCGCTGAGGCTAAGTCAACTTGTTTCTCATTGTTCAAGGGTGGTTCAGACCCTAAGGTAGAACAAGCAGCACGACGGTTAAAGTCCTACATCCAGAACGATCAATTTAAAATTCGCAAATCAAACAAGCGGAATAGCTACGGAAGAACCTGATGATTAAATATGACCACGACACAGCCAACCAATACTGTGTCTGTAAGTCAGATAAATTACTTACAGATGTTATTATTGAAAAAGAAGCAGGTGGCTACAGGTTCTTTACTTTAAGATACACAAAAGGTAAGACACCTCAAGAACTATCTGGACGTTACTCAACTATATCCTCTGCCCAAAGCCACTTAGAAAAGTACTTGCGGAAGCAACCAGTATCTAAAATTAAGAGGGTACGGGAACACGCAGACGAAAGAAAGAAACAACGTAATGCCGCAAAGTCTGAATCAGGAAGCAGTTAATACATTTGTCAGAGGTTTAATTACTGAAGCAGGTGAATTAACATTTCCTGAGGGTGCCTCTGTAGACGAACTTAACTGCGACCTACGTAGGGATGATTCTCGACGTAGACGTTTAGGTGCGTCTTACGAGGAAAGCCACGTACTTTCTACATTTACTGTATCTGACACTGACTTAATATCCACAGGTAGCTGGATAAACGTGGGTGGTTCAGGAGACCTAGAGTTCCTTGTTATTCAAAAGGGGACTACTCTTTACTTCTATAACAAAGGTGAACTACCTTATTCAGGACAGCAAGAGGCTAATTCAATTGACTTATCTTCTTACGAGTACGCAGGTTCATCAGGGGCAGAAACTGAAAAGTGCCAGTTCACCAGCCTTAAAGGAAACCTTATAGTTTCTTCTAAAGCTATCAATACAATAGCTGTCGCGTACAATGCAGGAACCTTAACAGTTTCTCAGATTGAGTTTAAGGTTAGAGACTTTGAGTGGCAAGGGGACACTTCAACTTACTACGAGGACGATTCAACCCCAAGTCAGGACCGTAAGTACGATGCTCAAAATTCCGGTTGGAACACCGGAAGTCCCGCACCCTCGTCTTTAAATAAACGTCTTACTCACCCGTGGTACTCAGGTAAAGACTCAAGTGGTAACTACAGTGAAAGTGAGTTTAACAAGGTATACCAAGGTACAACCTTAACAGGTCACGGACACTACATTTTAGATTTCTTTGAGAAGGCACGTGGAACAGTTTCAGGTCTAACAGGTCTAACTAAAATGACTGAGCCTGAAACAAGTCGGTTCCGTTGTGTGGCTTCCTTCTCTGGTCGTGTGTTCTATGCTGGTTTAGATAGTAGCCGTAACGCAGGTACAATCCTCTTCTCAAAACTAGCAGACACTATCGGTGACCTAGGTACCTGTCACCAACAGAACGACCCTACAGGTGAGGATATTTCCGATCTCCTCGCTACTGATGGTGGTGAAATCCGTATACCCGACGCCGTTAAAATCCAAAAACTATATGCCTTCCAAAACTCTCTGTTTGTATTCGCTGAGAACGGTGTCTGGCAGATTACAGGACTAGACGGGGTCTTTACAGCTGACGCCTTCTCAGTCAACAGGGTGTCTCGTGTAGGTATCTTGTCACCAGAAACTTTTGTTGAAGCAGAGGGTACTCCTTTCTGGTGGTCCTCCTATGGTATACACACTTTACAGACTGACCCAGTTTCAGGACAAGGTCAAGAACAAAACCTCAGCCTACCTACAATTCAAAGTTTGTGGGACAAAATCGGTAGCGACGAGAAGCTTAAGGTTACAGCTGCGTATGATAACATTAACAGACGTATCTACTGGGCCTATCCTGACGTAGGCGAAACTGTTACCTCCAAGTTAAATAACTTTTTAATCCTTGACATTCCTCTCCAAGCATTTTACCCGTGGAAGATCAGCGACCAGACAACGAACAGTGACTGTGTTATAGGTATGTCTTTCTACACAGGATTTGGTGCAACCGATCTTGCGTTAGACGTTACAGCAAACAATGGAGTAGATGATGTCGTCCTATCAAACGGTGACGATGTTGTCAATACACGTATATCTTCTTTCACCACAGGTGACCCAGCCATCATTTTAATCTGCCGTGATGGGGATACAAACAAGGTAACTATGGGTGGGTTCACAGGACTAAGTTTCTTAGACTGGGGTTCAACGGACTACGTTTCTTTTGCAGAAACTGGGTACGACTTTATCGGAGACCTTATCACCAAGAAGTCAGCGCCTTACATTGTAACAAGTTGCCGATTAACTGAGACAGGCTTTACAGGTACAGAACTGGCTGGCTATGAAGCTATAAGACCATCATCACTTACGGTATCCGTTGCGTGGGACTTTAACAAAACCTTTAGTACAGCCCAGCAAGTATACCGTCATAAATTTCCTATCGTAGTTGACCCAAACAACATCAACAGCTTCCCCTACCCTGAGGAAGTAATCACAACCCGATTGAAGATGCGTGGGACAGGTCGGTCTATGAGACTACGTTACGAAAGTCAAACAGGTAAGGACTTTAATCTTTTGGGTTGGGGTATTGTCCAAGGCCGTAACCCAAGGTTCTAATGCAACTACAGTCCAAAAGCTTACATGGTCTCAAAGGTTCTTGCTTTGATGTTCGTTTAGAGTACAACAAAGATTATGTCATAGCACACCTACCAATTGTAGAAAAGATGAACAAAGGCGCTTTTATAGAGATGTCCCAGATGCTTGAAGACTGGACAGCTTTCTTTAAAACAGCTGGCTATAAAGGTCTGTACGCTGTAGTGCCTCCTCAAAGTAAAATTGAGAAATTGGCGACTATGTTAAATTTTGTTTATCTTGGCGAGTACGAAAAAAATCATATCATGGTATACAAGGATTAAGAAATGCCACAGGCTTTACAAGTAATAGGGCTAGTCGTAGGTTTCGCTAGTTACTCAGCACAACAAGATGCTATGTCACGGGCTGAAGAAGCGTCACTAAAGGCAGCTGATTCTCAAAAGCAAGCTATAGCAGCCCAACAAGAGCAACAAGACTTAGCTGCCCGACGTGAACGGCGACAAGCTATTCGTCAAAGTATAATACTTAGACAAAGACAGATGGCTCAGATGCAAGGCGCTGGGGTAGGTGAAACTTCCGCCGCAGGGGGTGTTAGATCAAGCGTAAGTTCACAGGTCGGAGGTAACTTAGGTTTTGGTACTCAAATGTCAGGTCTAGGTCAAAGGTTCTCTCAAGCTTCTATGAACGCCGCTACCTATAATGCACAGGCAGGTATCTTCCAGCAACAAGCGGCCTCAGCAGGACAACTCTCATCAGGGGGTTTCGGTATTTTCAGTAGATTCGGCGGGACTAATTTCGGTGGGCCGGGGCCGCAGTCTATCTTTTCTTAAGAACTTAGAACTGGAAAAATAAATATGAGATCACCTCTACTAACACTAAGCGATCAGGTCTTCAACGAATCTTTCTTGAGAGATACCTCACCTGCACAGCTGGAGAAGAAGCCATTCAATCCTCTCAGCGAG